CAACAAGAGGTTGGAAAGATGTAAATGATGCTACTTTAAATGTAACTGGAATAAATCCATTTGTTTTAGCTACAGGTGGAACAATAACTACTTGTGGTGATTATAAAATTCATACTTTTACAGGTCCAGGAACTTTTACAGTAACTTGTGCTGGAACTCCAACAGGATCTAATTCAGTAGAATATTTAGTAGTAGCAGGTGGAGGAAGTGGAGCACGTGGAACAGGTGGTGGTGGTGGAGCAGGAGGTTTTAGACAAAATTATCCAAGTCCTACAACTGCAGGATTGCCAGTAACAGCAACAGGATATCCAATTACAGTTGGAGGTGGAGGAGCATCTAGAACTCCTGCAGCTCCTCCTACTGTTGGAGAGTCAGGAACTAACTCTATATTTTCAACAATTACTTCAGCAGGTGGTGGAGGAGGTGGTAATAATCCAGATGCAGGTTCATGTGCTCTTGCTGGTGGATCAGGAGGAGGAGCAAGTTATGGAAATTCTGTATCTGTGCCATCAACAGGAGCTGCAGGTAATACACCTCCAACAAGTCCACCTCAAGGTAATCCAGGTGGTGGTGGAATAAATGGACCTACGGGCTCTAGTGGTGGTGGTGGTGGAGCTGGAGCAGGAGCAACAACTTCAACATGTGTAAACACATCAACAGCAGGTGGAGCAGGAACAGCTACATCAATATCAGGTTCACCATTAACTTATGCTGGTGGTGGAGGTGGTGGTCAATACGGTGGAGCTGGTATAGCAGGAAATGGTGGAACAGGTGGTGGAGGTGGTGGATCTGTTGGAACAGGTGGTACACCAGGAACAGGAGGAAGTCCAGGAGGAGGAAATGGAACTCCAGGAGGTCCAGCGGGAAATGGTGGAACTAATACAGGTGGAGGAGGTGGCGGAGGTGGATTTACCGCATCTCCATCAACACCTTTAAATAGTGGAGCAGGTGGATCAGGTATAGTTGTAATAAGATACAAATTCCAATAAAAATTATGGATTTACAATTAACAAAAACTAAAATATAATAGGAGACAATTATGGCACATTTTGCAAAATTAGGAGCGAACGGAAAAGTTATAGCAGTATTAACACTGAACAACAGTGATATGCTAAATGCTTCTGGAGTTGAAGACGAATCAGTAGGTCAACAATATTTAGAGAGACATAATAACTGGCCAGCTCAGATGTGGATTCAAACATCTTACAATACAGCAGGTGGAAAACACAGTAAAGGTGGAACACCTTTTAGAGGAAATTACGCAGGAATTGGATATACTTGGGATGAAGATAATAATATTTTCTTACCTAAAAAACCATTTAATTCATGGGTAAAAGATGTAGCGACTGCATCTTGGAAATCACCAATTGGTGATGCACCAGCATTAACTGAAGAACAAAAGACAGCAAAATCTTATTATTCATGGAATGAAGCTGGGCAATCTTGGGATCTTAAAACTATTTCCTAACACTTGACATTAGTATAAAACTTAATTACATACTGTAATAGGTATGCATAAGAAAGTTTTGTCACAAATAGACCTACATTTCGGTCAAGTAGAAATGCCTAAAGGATTTGAAATAAACCGCGAATCGTTGGGCTCAGATATTTTATCATCTACTATTTACAATAGAGAATTTCCATTTTCAAGATCTTGGGATATGTTGCAAACATATCTACGTGAACATATTAATTTAGAACACGGATTTACATTAGTTCATAAAAAAACAATTGGTAATATTTATAAACCAAGACAACATTCAAATTCATTATTACAAGTTGATCCTGTAGATTTAAGACATTCTCCAGACTATGTAATGCTTTATGGAGTGAACGTTGGTAAAGATTCTTGTAAAGTATTTATAGAATATGATGACAATAGAAGAAAAGGAAGAAGTTGGGAAATACCTTTAAACAACAATGATTTTGTAATGTTCCCTTCTACACAAAGATATCATATAACTGCTAATACATCAGAACAATTAAACTTTATACTAACTACGACTTATGAATTTATCTAATTATTTTTACTATTTTAAATCAGTTTTAACTCCAAAATTTTGTGATGATGTCATTAAATATGGTTTACAACATCAGGAAGATTTAGCTATTACTGGAGGACTTGGTTCTAATAGAGATTTAAAAAAACAACCTTTAAAAGAAGAAGAAGTTATAGATTTAAAAAAGAAAAGAAATTCTAATATAGTTTGGCTAAATGATACTTGGATTTATAAAGAAATACACCCATACGTGCACGAGGCAAATAAAAAAGCTGGTTGGAATTTTGATTGGAATTTTTCTGAATCTTGTCAATTTACAAAATATAAATTAAATCAATATTATGACTGGCACGCAGACTCCTGGGATAAACCTTATGATAAACCAGATGATCCAAACAGTCATGGTAAAATTAGAAAATTATCAGTGACTTGTCAGTTAACAGATGGTTCAGAATATACTGGTGGTGAGTTACAATTTGATTGTAGAAATTATGATCCACATATGCGTGATGAAGATAAGCATGTGTTGACTGTAAAAGAAATACTTCCTAAAGGCTCTATAGTTGTATTTCCAAGTTTTGTGTGGCATAGAGTCCAACCCGTTACGAGAGGAACGCGATATTCTTTAGTTATATGGAACTTAGGATATCCTTTTAAATAATATGTTTATAAACGAATACTTTAAAACACCAATCTGGATGGAAGACAAACCAGAATTTGTAAAATCGCTTACTAAAGCAACTGATAGTTATATTAAAGAGGCAATGAAGTTAAGGAAAGATGATATCAAAAAGAATGGAGATTTTGGTACATCCTATCATTCAACACCATTAACTGCTGATACTAAGTTTAGAGATTTTCATAATTATGTAGGTCAAAAAGCTTGGGAGTTTTTAGATTGGCAAGGATTTGATATGCAACAATATACAACTTTCTTTTCTGAAAGCTGGGTGCAACAGTTTTCAAAAAATGGGGGTGGACATCATTCTGCACATATTCATCATAATCAACATGTAGGTGGATTTTATTTTCTTAAAGCAAGTGAATTAACTTCTTACCCGATATTCCACGAGCCGCGCACAGGGGCGCGATGTACTAAATTAAAGCTTAAGAAACCAGATGCAATTACTCATGGTACAGAACTTGTACATTTTAAAGTTAAACCAGGAACACTTATATTCTTCCCAGGATATATGGAACATGAGTATGCAGTAGATCATGGTAAAGAACCATTTAGATTTATTCATTTTAACATACAGGCAGTTCCAAAAGAAATGGCAAAGGTAAATATATAATGACTAAATATAATTTTAAAAAAGATAGATTTACAGTAATTGAAAAAGCAATTGATCCAAGTATTGCAAATTTTGTCTACAATTATTTTTTAATGAAAAGACAAGTTGCAAGAACAATGTTTGATGCAAGATACATTTCTCCATTCACAACTGAATTTGGTGTATGGAATGATGATCAAGTTCCAAATACTTATTCTCATTATTCAGATATTGCTATGGAAACTTTATTATTAGCAGTGCAACCTATTATGGAAAAACAAACAGGATTAAAATTAATTCCAACATATTCTTATGCAAGAATTTATAAAAAGGGAGATGTATTACATCGCCACAAAGATAGATTCTCGTGTGAAATTTCTACTACTCTTAACCTAGGTGGAGACAAATGGCCTATTTTTATAGAAAAGGATCCTAACAAAGGAGGAGTAGTTGAAGGAAAAGGATATATAACTGACAACACCAAAGGTATTAAAGTAGATTTAAAACCTGGTGATATGTTAGTTTATAGAGGAAATTTACTAGAACATTGGAGAGAAGAGTTTAAAGGTCAAGATTGTGGTCAGGTATTCTTGCATTATAATAATGCAGCTACTAAAGGCGCAAAAGACAATATCTTTGATAAAAGAAAACATTTAGGACTTCCATCTTGGTTTAAAGGCTGATATAATTATAACGGAGAGGGACCTCCACATACCATCCCTCTCCGTTATATTATATGCTTTTAGGATTTGATACATTCGCTAGATTCCCATTTTCCACTGTTGGAGACGA